ATGACCGTCTACACAGATCCTACCGCTCGCGCGTTAACGGTGTTGAGGCGCGGGTTTCCAAAACATCAATGGGACGAGTTGGCACAGAAAATTGTGCAAGATCGCCGCACAATCGAGGGCCATCTCCGCGAAGAGCAACCATCTAACGAGTTCGCCGCTTTGCTGGCTCAGCTGCAAGAGCGGTCGCACGTTGGCATACCCATCACGCTGTCCAACGTCGAGGAGTTGCATCGGTACTTCGAAGATCAGCCAGTGCACAGGGGCGCAAACGCGCTGTCTTTCGATGGCCGACCAAAGTCTCTGGCTGCAGCGCGCAGTGACTTTCCGATGGCAGCCTACTCGGCGGAAACAGTGATTCGCGCGCCCGGTCTGATCGATGCAATGAATGATCCACGCCTTCTCAACTTGATCGAGCAATACTTGGGGTGTGTCCCCACGTTGTACTCCGTCAACGCGTGGTGGTCGTTCGTTGCACCGAAACCGGAGATGACTAATGTTCAGTTCTTCCATCGCGACACCGACGATTGGCGCTTTGTAACGCTCTTTATCTACTTGACCGATGTCGGACATGATGGCGGACCACATGAAGTGATCCCAGCGTCTCACACACTCGATGGGATGAAGAACCTTCTCAAGGGCATTCCGTTCTGGCGGCCGAAGATGGACGCTGCACGAAGTTTCGTCGACGATATGGGTGAGGACTTCTCCCGTGCCTGCGAACACCACTTCAAAGGCGAAGCCGTGCAGCTGACGGGGGCGGCCGGCTCAATGCACCTCGTCAATACGCTGGCACTGCATCGGGGGGTAGTTCCGACACGTACCAATAGACTTGTCGTCTGGGCACGCTATGGGCTCGGGATCAACACTAACTCCGCGGACCTTGAAAGAGGTCCCCTCAACGTCCGCTTCATACCGACCCAACTCCAAGGCACGGCCCGTGATCGATACATTAATCGCCTCCTCATAGACTTTGATCGCGGAGGCTTTTAACCATCGCAAGGCTCTATTCCGGATTGCCGATTTGGAACCGTCGCCACCTGTCGGCGAGGGCTGAGGCGCCCGACAAGAGCGACGCGCCAGCGCCGAGATAGTTTGGCTGGTAATTGGAATTGAGCGCGCGGTTGGTTTCCAACACGCCGGAGTTGTTATAGCGAACACCGGTGACCTGATATTCATAGGCCTCCCGCGCGGCGGCGGCGCGCGCAGTAAGAGCATCCATCTCCCCCGCTGCCGCCGTATCGCCCAGAATGTCGGTTGGGCTTCCCTCGAGGTCGGTACCTTGCGCGGCGAGCGCTGCGGTCTGCTTGCCGATCTTCTGCTCCGTGAGCCTGCGACGCCCTTCCTCTTTGACCTGACCACGTCTTCGGGCGTCGGCGGCCAGCCACTCCAGGTGTTGCTGGTTCTGACGCGCGATCTGCGATTGATAAATGGCCTGAGCCGCGTTGGCGCTCGCCGCCAGCGCCTGCGCATTCTGCTGCCCAATCTGGCCAAGGGCGCCGGCAACCGTGCCCACGGCAGAAAGTGCCAGCCCGGCAATGGGCAAAGCCGGTCCCCAGCAGGGAGTCGGAATCCTGACCGCAGCGAAGCTGTTGCGGTGATTAAAGCCCTTCATGCAGCCTCCTTGTGAACGACCCGGAAACTGCCGCTGCCAAGCGGGAACGGTTCGCCGATGGCGAAGCCGAGCCAGCGCAGCCAGCGGATCGCGGCTTCATATCTGGAATCGACGACATTCCGGAGCAACGGGAAGACGGTCAGCCAGTGCGCCACCATGCGGCGGGTCTCCAACATGAAGGCACGGCGATGCACGGCAACCAGTGGCGAGCCCAACAGCCACGGGATGCCGGTCGAGCCAATGAGGCTGAGCGGTGCGACTCCGGCCATGCAGATGATCCGGCTCCCGTGGCGCCAGGTCCACGCCTCGCGCGCAGCGGCAAGGCTCTGCAGAAGGCCGTCGACCGGATCCTCGCCAAGCGCCAGCACTTCCGCCCGATCCTCGGCGCGCAGCACTGGTGCCAACTCGCGGGCATCGTCCTCGGCGGCTGGGAGCATGGTGATCATCAGACGATCCGGATGGCGGAAATGGTCGAGTCTTTCGAATTGCCGCTCTGATTGAAGGCGATGGCGCCGTCTGTACGCGACACCGGCGAGACGCTGATGCGAAGGTTTCCCATTGGCGAAGCGGCAATTCCCGAGAGGTGGACGTTGGCGCGATAAGCTCCGGAGATCGAGACGAGAGCAACGGATGTGCTGGCAATGACGTTGGTGCCGTCCCACAGTCTTACGTTGACGTTGTCGCCTCCGCCCGTGTTGATGGCGGTGACGCTCCCGCTCACCCACCACGTTCCCGAGGTGCCCTGCGCGATCGTCGGCCCGGTGTAGTAGCTCCCGGTGGCCGTCATGTTGACGTTCGCCCCGAGTGCATTCGTGATCTCGTCGGCGTCGAACCCGCCCTTGCTGCGCGGCAGGATGCCGGTTGCCTCGCTGGTCGAGAGATCGACCGTCGGCGTTGCCCATGCGACATCCGCGCCGCTGATGCCGAGGAACTGCCCCGCCGTCCCGCGCGCCAGCCGCTTGTAGGTCGAGGCATCGCGGGTCAGCAGGTCGCCCTGCGTCGTCAGCTTGTCGAAGTCGCCGATGTCGGCCTGCAGCGCCTGGATCAGGGCATAGTTGCTCTGCTCCGTCGCCGGGTCGCTGATGCTGAAGGTCGAGGTCCGGCCGACGATCTCGGCGAGCTGCTGCATCGCCATGTAGATCTGGTCCAGCCGCGCCTCGACCACCTCGGGGTAATAGCCGCCCTGGTTCGAGAGCACCGTCGTCTGGGTGTAGGGCACCGTGCGCACGATGGTCAGCTTCGTGCCCGTGGCGATCGGTGAGCCGGTCAGCGGATAGGTCACGCTGCCGCCGCTCCGCCCGCCGATGCCGGTCACGCTGTACTGGCTGGCCGACAGGGTGGTCTCGACGTCGTCGGCGTCGGTGTAGATCACCGTGAGGTGCGAGGCCTCGAGGATCGGGAAGGTGTAGGGGAACACCGTCGCGCTGGCGTTGCCGTTGTGGATCACCTTGTTGGTCGTGGTCGTGAGGGCCATGGGTCAGGCTCCGGCTTCGATGCGGGGGATGATGGCGACGACGGTCGCGGGCAGCGGGTTGGCCTGGCGCACGAACACCCGGCCCTGCGCGTTCCATGACGGATCGACAAGGACGCGCTCGTCGCCGGTGGTGAGCATCGTCGGGTAGCCCGGCTGTTCCGTCGTGCGCTCCTTGATGTCGACGAGGCGGTCGGAGGTCGGCCCGGCGCTGAGGCCGCGCGTGTCCTTCACCCGCAGCACCACTTCGTTGATGACCTTCTGGCGGCCCTGCAGCGTCGGCGGCCCGGCCTCGACGTTCAGCGTCTCCAGATCGCAGGTGTAGGCCAGCCCCGCCACGACGCGGCCCGAGGCGCGGGGCAAGGTGATCTCGCCGTCCGTCACCGTCGCCGCCGGCTGCACCGATCCGTCGGCCAGGATCGCGACCTCCCGCCCCTCGAGGTGCCAGAGCCCGCCCAGCGTCAGCGTCGCCAGCGCCCAGTCGGCGACCGCGGTCGCCTGCAGGGAGGTGTGCGGCGCCGTGTCCAGCGTGGCGCTGACATGCGTGCTGTCGGTGTAGGCCGTCACCGTGACCGTGACCTGGTTCTGGCCGCTGCGCAGGATGTACTGCTTGCCGACAGAGGCCGAGGTGAAGGGCGAATGTCCCATGGCGGTCATCGTGACCGTATACCCGGCGTTGTACGTCGCGCCGCTGATGCTCAGGAACTTCGAGACGTCGTCGTTCCAACCGTTGTAGCTCACCCCCGAATCGACACACCACGCCGAGTAGACATCGGGGAAGTACCGGCTCGCCATCCGCTCGACATGGCGCACCGTCTGCCCGCCGACCGTGCGCTTCACCGCCAGGTACAGGATGCTCTCGTTCCCCTCCTGCACCGTCGCCACGCTCTCGACCGTGCCGTCGGTCACATGCCGCGACCAGGCATAGACGTCGTGCTCCTTGAGGTAGGTGAAGCCCAGCAGCACGCCGTCGGAGCGCACGCACCAGACCACGCCGTCTGGATCGCGCGCATAGGCCCATTCCTCGATCGTGTGGCCCTCGAACAGGTGGCCGGCGAGGATCGAGAGGTTGCGCCCCTGGAAGCTGTCCGACGTGAACTCATAGGCCACGTCGCGGACCTTCTTGCCCGAGGCCGTCACATAGAGCGCGCTGCTCTCGGTGCCGATCGGCGGCACGTCCGACACGCCCTCGTAAGACTGCGGCTTCACCGCGCAGTTCGCGGGCGTCATGACATCAGCCTGCGCCCCGGCCCACGCCTTCCACACCGCGCCCGAGGTCCAGACCAGCAGGACGTTGAGGCTGAGCAGGTGGCGGATCTCGTTCACCTCGCGGCTGGCGATGGTGCGGGTGATGGCGTCGCTGTCCTTCGACGGCGAGCTGGTGTTCATGTTGTTGAAGGCGGCCGAGGCCGAGGACCACAGGGTCTGCGGCCTGGTATTCGTGCGGGCGTACCACTGCCGGCCCTCGTGATAGGTCGAGCAGCCGGGATACTTGTCGGCGGCGTCGAAGGGGTTCTTGTCCTCCGGCGGGGTGTCCGACGTGTCGGGCTCGATCGTGGCGTCGGTGAAGCCGGTCGCCCCGTCGCCCGAGCGGCCGATGAAGCCATAGACGCCGTTCTTGCCCTTGTAGACGTTGTAGGAGCTGGCGCCGCTGGCGTTCGTCCAGGTGATCTTCGAGGTCTGGACGTTGGACGAGATCGAGCTCGATGCCACGCTCTCCTCGCCGGTCTCCTCGGAGACGGCCGTCACGACATAGTCGAAGCCCGCGCCGGCCGAGGTGGTGGCCAGCGAAGTCGGCGGCTGCTGCGTCGGGGCGTAGGTGATCGTGGTCAGCGACCAGGAGGCATGGCCCGAGCGCGTGAGATTGCGCGGCGCATGGGACGGGTGCGTCAAGGTCATCGTGTCGGCGCTCTGCACGAACTTCAGCGTCGGCAGGTCGGCCTCGGCATAGGGCGTCGCCAGCGTGTAGTGTCGCGCCGCCGTCCCGCCCGAGGTCCAGGCGCCGTAGGTCGAGGTGTCGACGCCGATCGAGAAGGTGTTGGCGGACAGCACGGTGATGTCGACGCTGCGGCCGTTCAGCTCGACCATGCCGGCGATCCCGTCGAGGAAGATGCGGTCGCCGGTCGACCAGCCATGCCCGGCCACGGTGACGACGCCGGGGCTCGCCCGGGTGATGCCGGTGATCGTGCCGGCGGACTCCAGCACATAGCCGCCATCCTTGATGACGCGCAGCTTCAGGTCGCCGAACTCCAGCACGTAGGTCTGGGTCGTGTTGAAGGCGAACGGGATCAGTCGCGACCGCTTCGCCGCCGCCAGCACCGCCCCACCCACGCCGTCCCCGCCCGCGTCGAGGCCCCGCCGAACGGATGGATGAACCAGTTGAGGCACGTCGCCAGCCCGACCTGGTACTTCGCCAGATCGACGCGCCCATGCAGCGCCGGCGACAGCTCCCCGGCGGCGAAGGACGGATGAACCAGCGGAGTCGGCATCGATCAGCCCCCGCCCATGGAACAAGGATCCCTCGCTACGCTCGGGATGACACTGTTGGCGGGGTTGGCGCACTGCGCCCTTTCCAAGAGAGGTGTCATCCTGAGCGCAGCGAAGGATCCTTCTCTTTCGCGAACCGGCAAAGTGCAGCGGCCCTCCGGGCGAGAGGCGACGGCCCCCGAGTCGACAGGGTGGACGAAGGGCTGCAGGCTCGGGGTGGCGAAACGGAAGGGCGTTGCAACCGCCCTCCCGCCTCTTTCGCCCCCGGTTGATGCGAGCAACACAGGAGCGACTTCGATGCCTGACAGAAAGTTCATGCGCGGAAGCCTGTTGGCGAACACGCACGTCCAGATGGAATTCCATCTGGGCGGCGAAGCGCGATCGAACCCGGACGGGACGGCGATCACGGTCACGATCCCCGTCGAGAACGCGCACGCTTTGGCCGCGCGGCTTCTGGAGATTCTAGCCGAATACGGTAGTCGCCACGGGTTGCCTCCCCTCGCACTACCCAACGGCCAGGAACTGGCTTGGGAGCGTCGGTGATCTCCCGGCGGACGCCGCCGAATGTCACGGCGACGAAGTGACCGAAGTAGGAGCGCTTTTCCATCGGTTCACCTCCCCTGCTCATGCCCGCCACCCCGACAGCCAGCCGAACGGTGCGTCCTCGTAGCCGCGCACGGCCAGCGACTCCGCCACCTGGAAGCGCTTGGTCGAGGACTGTTCGTTCGCGCTGTCGACCATCGCCTTCTCGACCCGGTCCTGCGCGCGCCGGGCCAGCCGCTCGGCCAGGTCGGCCTTCTGGGTGATCGGCAGCGCCACGGCGGCGGCGAGGCAGTCGACGAAGGCCAGGGTGAAGGCGGCGCTGAAGCGGTTGGGGTCGGTCACGCGCTGGCCGTAGAGCGCGGTGGCGATGCTGTCGTCGCAGAGCAGGAACTGGTTGGTGCCATCCGACGCCACCTCGAAGGGCACCGCGAGCCCGTTCCAGCGCGTCCAGTACCAGGTGCCGAAGTCGAGCCGCCAGATCCGCAGGCAGTCCGACGGGTAGGCGTAGCTGTAGGTCCAGCGGTCGGGCGCGGTGCCGGACAGGGCCAGCGGCTGCGTCACGCGGTTGAAGGTCCAGTCGATCATGCCGAGCAGGTCGTCGCGCACGGTCGCGTACCAGAGGTTCAGCTGCCGGGCCTCGGTGCTGTTCTCGGTGAGGTCGGCGATGGTGGCGCGCGTGCCGAGGCGGGACAGCGCCATGTTGCCGATGTCGACGTCGGTGGGCATTGGCGTCTCCCTAGGAGACGCCGGCGGGCGGCAGCGCCTTCACAGGCGCGGGAGCTCGCTCGGTGCAGAAAAGATCAAGGTGCATCATCCCCTCCCCGTCGCGGCCTTCTCCAGCGCCGCCGTCTTCTGCGCCGAGCCCGCCGAGCTGCCGACCCAGTAGGACGCGACGCCGGTGAACGACGCGCCGAGGCTGCCCAGCATGATGTTCGCCAACTCGCGCGAGCCCTCGGGAATCTCCCGCTGCAGGACGAGGTAGAGCATCGCGAAGAAGCCCGCCGTGATCAGGACGGAGACGATCGGCGCGCCCCAGGCGATGGCGCTGCCCGACTTCGCCAGCTCGACGGTCTGGTTCCGCGCGCTCTGGACGTCGGCGAGCTGCGCCTTCAGGGCCTCCAGCTCCATGCGCTTTTCGTCGGCCGCCGCCTGGATCAGCGCCTGCTTGAACTGCAGCGCGAGGTTGGGATCGGCGGCGACGGCGCGCTCGATCTGGTCGACGTCGCTGGTGCCGAGGAGGTCCTGCGCGATGCCGGCGACCTTGCCGACTGCCTTGCCGGTCTTGTCGCCGAGGATCCATTCCGCGACGGTCGGCGCGAGGCCGAGCAGCAGGGGGATCAGCGGCATCACTCGCCTCCCATGTCGAGGAACAGCGCCGTCTCGGCGGCCCGGCGGCGACTGAGGCCCGGCAGCGGCCCATCGGCGCCACGGTTCCACCGCTTGAACTGGTCGGCCGCGCTCGAATAGGCGCCGCCGTTGAGCAGCCGCAGCAGGGTCGAGTTGCCGAACGCCCCGGCGCCGCAGTTGAACACGAAGGAGACCAGCGCATCGAACTGGCCCTGTGTCAGCGGCACGTCGACCAGATGCCGGACCGATCCCTCGGCCGACCGCAGGTCCTCGCGCAGCCATTCGGTCGCCTGCGCCTCGGTGCAGGTGTCGCCGCGCCGCACGCCCCGCGTATGGCCGTAGCCGATGGTCCAGGGCTCGCCGGTGACCTTGTTGCCGGGGTCCGGGTAGGCCTCCAGCTCCAGCCCCTCGAACTCCTTGATCAGCGCGAGCCCGCGGTCGGACGTGACCAGCAGGGAATTGGCGGCGTTGCTCATGGCGCTTCTCCTACGGCTTGAACTTCTGGCCCGCGAACATCACCAGCGCGCCGATCAGGCAGATGACGACCGCCTGGCCGATCTGCTTCAGCGCGCCGTTGCGCACGGTGCGGTAGGCGTTGAACAGGTCGCGCAGGCCGCGGATGTGCTCCGGCGCGTCCTCGTCGCCGAGCCCGACGCTGACCAGCGCCTTCCTGGCGCCGCGCTCGGCCGCATCCTCGAGCAGCGCTTCGAGGGCGGCCTTCGGCATGGTGATGGGGTCGGAGTCGGTCATGTCGACTAGGCCCAGACGACGGGCGGGTCGATGAGGTCTCGGCGCACGCCCGACGCCTCGATTTCGGCCATCGTCGCGGCGTAACCCGGCCAGTCCATGTCGAGCCGCAGCATCGACCAGAAGCCCGACGCCGGGACGCCCGGCGCCACCTCGACGCCGTCGCCATCGACCATGGGCGGCGTCTCCCACGGCGGCCGCATCGGGGCGTGCATGGCGTAGTTCCGGTTACCGGTCGGGATGCGGCCGGACGGCGGGAAGTCGATGCCCAGGGCAGCCGCGGCGGCACGCGCCGTCGCCTCGTCGGGATGCTGGCAATAAATTGCGGGTGACCACATGGCTTCGCCCTCCTCTAGGCCGCGAGCAGCGGCAGCTCGGTATCGCTGGCCGTACGGCGCGTCTCGAGGGTGCGGATGGTGCTGTTCCAGTAGTTGCCGGAGGAACCGCAGCCGATACGTGCCGTCGTGAGCCCGAGCGGGTTCGAGCCGGACAGGTCGGCGACGATGGCGCCGCCGTTCAGCGAGGCGGCGAAGTTGTTGTCGGCCCAGCGGATCGCGACGGCGAAGTCGGTGTCGTTGGCCACGCTGCCGAGATCGAGGTCGCACTGGTCGACGCCGCCGACCGTGGCGATGGCGTGAAGCTTGCCGTCCGTGCCGTAGCGCAGGCTGCGGCGGTTGTTGGCGCTGCCGTCGTCGACCTGAAAGGCGACGTTGACCGCACCGCCGCCGATCTTGCGCGGCGTGCGTCCTTTCACGACCCAGCACTGATCGGCCAGGGCGTTGGCGTTCGTGACGCTCACGATGTCGGCCGCGCGTGTCACGGCGGAGGCGGCTGTCGGAACATGCGAAGTCACGCAGTCGCCTGCCTGTACCGCGACACCCCAGATGAACAGGCCGGACGTGCCATCACCTGCGTAGGACAGCGCGCCATCCGCCGTGGCCATGTTCCAGCCAATGGTGGAAGCTGCCGTGACGGTCGCCGTTGCCATGAGACTGCATCTGTAAAGGCCGCCTCCAAGCGACTGGATGAAGGCCGCTACACCCGCCGCAGTCGTCCCTGCAGCCCCGCTGCCGACATCGAACCATGTGCGGAGCGTGCTGCCGAAGGCTGCAGACGGGAGGGCGATGTAAATCCAGCCCCGCGTGTCTGCGCGGGCGAACATGCTTACCTGATAGGATGTTCCTGCCGTGAACGAATAGAACGTCGTGGACTTCCGGAACGAGTGGGAGGTGTTGACGCCATCCTCGACCAGCTTGTCCATGGTGGTCGTGCCGTCGGGAGCCACCGCCCCGTCCGGGGCTACGCTGCTGTTGAGCTTCGACCAGGACGCGTCGTCGAGCGCGCCGTTGTACGTCGTGAGCTCCGTCCGGGCCTCTTCGATCAGCAGGCCGCGTGGCGTCAAGGTCGATGGATCGTAGTGGAAGCGCGGCGCATTGGTGGTTTCCGAGACCAGCAGGCCGGCGCTGTTGTAGCGCCAGCCGGACGAGGCGCGGGTCAGGGCCACGCCGGACGGCAGTGAGCCGGTCACGAAGTCGTAGTACGACGGCGATGCACCGACGAGCTGGGGCTGCGCGCCGTACACCGCCTGGAAGAGCTGCGCCGAGAAAGGCGGGTTGGAGACCTTCATGGCGCGCCCCTACCTGTAGTAGCTGACGTTGAGCCTGGCGCCGCTCGCCGCCTCGATGAATTCGATGGCGTTCAGGGTGCCGACATATTCGACGAGCTGACCGACATGGATCAGCATGCCGACACTGGCCGTCGGGTCGGTGCCGTCGTCGCGCCAGCGCACATTCTGGCCTTCCGCCTGAAGCAGGGCCCGCGTTGCGCCCGCCGGGATCGAGGACAGCGCCGTCGCGCTCGAAAGCGAGGAGAGTTGCGCATAGCCGAGCGGCGCCTGCGAACCCGACGCGACCGGCAGCGGCTGGGCCTGCGACACCGGCACATTCGCGCGACCGGTCGACGACTGAAAGGCAATGTCCTGTGCCATCTCCGAAACCTCCAATGGAAGTCGGGGCCGATCCGCCGCGCCTCAGAAGGCGCTGGACCGGCCCCGCGTGGGTCACTGCACCAGGACGACAGGAGCGCCCGGATCGGCGGCCTTGACCGGGGCACCGTCGCCGCGGCCCGCCAGGGGATCGCCGAAGATCGGCGCCTCCGTCGTGCTGCGACGCCTGGCACGCTCCGCCACGGCCACGAGCGACAGGCTGGGCGGACCGGCCCAGTCGATGCGAGTGCCCACGGGATGGAGCTGCACGCCGTCGTAGAAGGGATTGTCGACGACGACGTACTCGCGCGGCTTGCCCGCCTCGCCCCTGGTATCGGCCTTGGTCATGGTTCGGTCTCCGATCAGCTGACGGTGAAGCCGGACGCGTAGGCCGTGTTGGCCTGGCGGTTCCTGGCGAGGAACGCGGTGAACCTGCCGGCCGTGAGCGGGCCGGTGGCCACCGTGTAGTTGACGCGCAGGTAGCGCTCGACGCCGAGCGGTACCTTCACGCGCAGCACTTCCGTGCCGGCGGTCAGGGACGCCTTGCCGATCGCCGACGTGCCGGCGAGGACGAGCGCCGAGCTGAAGCCCGAGTTGTCGTCGGTCTCGAAGGTGAAGGTCACCGTCGCGGAACCGGAGGCGGTCGCCGACTCGGTGCAGAGGATCACCAGCTCCATCGGCTCGCCGTTGCCGATGTCGCGCACGGCGCCGAGGTCGATGATGTCGGTCGAGGCGGCGGTCGAGGTGACCGCCTGGTCGGTGCCGAAGGTGAGCAGCTTGTCGTACATCATGGTGAGGGTTCCTTGAGTGAGCAGGTGAGCCGCCTGCGTGGCGCGGCTGCCGCCTACGACACGGTCGCTTCGGCGAGGGTGATCTGGTCGCACTTGCGGATGGGGATGCCGCCGAACGAGTCGAAGATGCGGCCGTCGCTCTCGTCGAGCGTGCGGCGGATGTTGGTGTTGTTCGTGGTCGCCGCGACCGACGCGCCGAGGTTGCGCTGGATGTCGAGCCACTGCTTCGTGGTGCGGTTCATGTACCAGGCCGGCCGGCACATCTTGATGTTCGGGATCTTGTTCATCGCCCGCATCATCAGCTTGACGAGATCGGCCGGGGTGGAGCCCGCGAGGTCCGACACGTCGATGTTGCCGATGCGGACCACATAGCGCCAATCGCGCACGGTGAGGCCGGCATCCCACTTGTAGTGGGTGCGATAGCCCTGGTAGCGGGTGCCGATCGCGTCGAGGATCGTCTGCTCGCCCAGGTCGTTCATCGACAGGCCGGCCTTGCTGCCCTTCGGGAAGATGCCGTGCACGGTGAGATCGCCCCAGCCGACCAGCCAGATCGAGGTGTTGTCGGAACCGGCCCCGCCGCCGCTGATGAAGTTGTTGGCGGTCTGCGAGGTCGAGGTCGAGGTCGTGTTGTAGCGCGGCGCGAATCCCATGAAGCGCTCGGGGTTCGTCGCCGTGTTGCCGTAGAACAGCGTGCCGGCGAGCTGCTGCGTAAGGCCCTCCAGGAAGGCGCGATCCTCCGAGAGACGATAGGCGGCGGTGTTGCCGTTGAGGTCCGCGAGCGCCTTGTCGATCTCGGAGTAGGTCTCCAGCATGCCGCAGGAGTCGGTGATCTGGACCGCCGTGCTCTTGTCTTGGTCGGCGCGACGCCTTCGTTGAAGCGCCGCCAGGTGCCGCTGGGCAGCGTCGTGCGGACGCTGGTGCGGTGACCGGTGGGCAGGTTGCCCTCGGTCCACACCATGTCGTCACAGATCTCGTTCATCTGCGACAGCAGCTCGATCACCTGTGCGACGTTGCCGTTGGGGTCGACGACCTTGGACCAGTCGGCCAGGGTCGGGTTGGTCACGGATAGCGTTGCCATGGAGCTTGGTTCCTAGTTGTGCTGCGAGTTGGGGTAGAGGGACCTGGGGTCCAGCGCGCCGCTGCCGCGGCCGGCATTGCCGGTCACGAACGAGTCGTCCTTGATGCTACGGGCGACCTTCACCATTCCCCGGATGAGGCCCGGGTGGTTGGTGAAGCCCAGCCCCTCGAGATAGTCGATCGTCTGCCGGTCGAAGACTCGCGAGAGTGCCGTCCTGGCCTCGCCCAGCGCCTCGGGCGAAAACTCCTTCTCCGAACTCGCGCGCCATTCGCCGGTCTGCTTCGTCCAGTTCGCCGCAGACTGCTCGTTGACCGCCCGGGCGATGTCGCGGTCGCGGCCGATCGTGAAGTCGATCAGCTTCTGCGCCGTTTCGGGCGCAATCTTCTCGGCGCCGAACAGCTTCATGGCATCGGCGAACACCGGATCGTCGGCGCGATAGCCCTCGGGCAGTGACAGACGCGAATAGTCGAGGGGCGTCTCGGCAGCCGCTTCGGCGCCGGCCTCGGCCTCGACTGCGGTCTGCGAGACCGCGGTCTCGGCCTCCGGAACCGGGCCGGTTTCGGCCACGGCGGGCTGCGCCGCCTGTGTCGTTGTCTCGATCGGGTCAGCCATCGTTCTGCTCCTCCGCGGCCCAGGCCGCCAATTCGGCTTGCATCTCGTTGAAGCGGGCTTCCGTGCTCATCAGCTCGGTCATGTCCGGTGCGTGGCGTTCGAGCGCGCCCAGCAGCTCGATCCCGATGCTGCGGCGACCGGCCCGGTAGTCCTGGTGTCGCTGTGCCTCGAGACCGCCCGGCACGTAGCCGTCGCCGCGGATGTCGCAGAGGCCGAGCAACCCGTGCATGAAGCGGCGGCCGGCCTCGGTGGCCATCACGGTGCAGAGATCGTCGGCGACGCGCTCCTGCGCCTGTTGCTCCAGGCGCTCGGCCTCGCGGACCTGCCTGGCGTCGTTCGGATCGTGCATCGCTCAGACTCCCAGTACGGATTGAAGGGCATTGCGGCCGCCGCCGACCTCGGTCTCGCTGAGCGTCCTGGCGCCTTCCGCGAGGGCGCCGGCCACCTGCAGCGCTTGCGCCGCCTCGGCCTGAGGCGCGCGTGCCGCACGCAACCGGGCCACGACGTCGTCGGCCAGGGTGATCGACGCCGGTGCGCCGAGCTTGTCGGCGTAGACGTCGATGCTCTCGTCGGCGTTCAGCTTGTCGAGCACCTCGGGTCGCGTCGCGGCGATACTGCCCGCGAATGCCCACAGACGTTCGACGGAACCCAGGTCGGCCGCCTTCTGCGCCTGCGCCAGGATCGAGATCAGCTCGACATCCAGCGGATAGCCGTGCAGCTCGGGCGGCGGATCGGCGAAGAGCCCGTGCTCGGCCATGATCGCGAAGGTGCGCTCGACGAGCGGCTGCAAGAGGTCGTCGTGCAGATTTTCGAGCACAGGCCCCAGCATCTGCATCTTCTCCTCCCGCCGGACGCTGATCTCGAGCTGGGTGCGCGGCTGCACGCCGTCCATGTCCGAGATCATCAGGAAGAGATCCGCGAAGAAGGCCGACCGGATGCTGGCTTGGGTGCGCGAAACGAGACGCTCGACCTCGGCGATGGCGCCGGGAGCGGTCTGGTAGAGCGGCCACATCCCCGCTCCCCGTTCCTGGGTGGTGAAATAGTTGATGGCGCCCGGCAGCACAGACGAGGCCGAGCCGCGCAGGCTGACATGCGCGCCCATCGGCGGGTTCACATGCTTGTCGACGGCGTTGTGCTCGCGCTTTTTCAGGATCTGCAGCGACTTCACGTCGGGCAGCGCGTCGTGCCCCGGCCCCTTCGAATAGGCATCGTTGCCGATCGGCGACCATCGCGGCGTCAGCGCCGGGAACTGCGAATAGCCGCCGCAATGGATGAACTCGCCTTCCGCCTGGCCCCCGCCCTCGCGCCAATAGACGGACCGGAACTTCCTGGCCGCCGCGTCGAGGCGACCCCGCTCGAATCCCGCGTTGGGCTCGATCATGTGCAGCAGGGCGATCTCGGTATCCGCATCGGTGCCATGCGCGCGCTCGGAGATCTCGGCGATGCCGTGATCGGGCCAGCGTGCCTCGATCTGCCGGTAGGAGTACATGAAGCGCCGCGCCAGCGTGTCGACCCGGCCGCGCCAGTCGAGGCCCAGCCAGTATTCGCCGGTGGACAGGGTGTAGAGGCGGATCACGTCCTCGCGGTCGAATTCGACGACCGCGCAGCCGGTGCCGAACTGGGCCAACTCCTCGTAGATGAGCGGCAGTGCCGAATAGAGATTGCCGGCGTTGAACACCATGCGCATGCGCTCGGCGCAGCCGTCGAGCCATATCTTCACCGGCGCGAGAGAGCCCACGCGGCGGTCCGGAATGGAGAGCCGGAACCACGGGCGCGCCGGCGAGGTCACGCCCGACATCAGGCCGGCCACGAGCGTGCGCAACGCGAAGAGCGCTGTCGGATCGAGGATGGCGCCATTTGTCTGGGCGCCGCGGCCGCCCTGACCGGGCGACGAGAAGAACTGGCCGCGCCGCGGATTGACGAAGCGCGACAACTCTCGCCAGCCCGGCTCCCAGGACTGGCGCTGCCGCTTCAGGACAGCAAGGCGGGCGTCGAGATGACGGCGGAGGGCGGGATCGTGGGCCATCCCTCAGCCTCCGAGGACCGTCTTGCCACGTGTGGCCGTGGTCGAGGCGGGCCCGGTCAGTCCGAGGCCACCGGTCGCGATCGTCGAGGCATAGCCCGCCATCGCGGCGGCGCGTTTCTTCTGCTCGTCCCGCGCCTCGCGCACCGCCGGATCGGCCATCGACGGGGCGGGTTCGGGCGCCGGCGGCAGGGCCGGCGGCGACATCGGAGGATAAGCGGCCTGTCCGCCACCAAAAATTCCCAA